TGTCATATTGTTGTAAAAATGTCACATTATCGTGGGCGGGCTTCCAATATCTTGGCTTGCTTTGCCACCTTACGGGCTCTACGAAGTGCTATGTCCAATTTCAACTTACTTACCCTTTTGGTGAAATTAGACCCTTCCATATGGTCGTATTCGTGAAGAAACGCTCGGGCTTCCAAATCTGTGAATTTGTTCTTTATTTGTTCCCCATTTTCGTCTTCATACTCAACTTCAATCCAAACAGGTCTTTTGATTTTAAGCCACACTCCGGGCCAGGTCAGGCAACCTTCTTCCATAAGTATATCTTCTTCACTTTCTTGTATGATTTTGGGGTTAAAACACGCAATAGGTTCACGTTTCGAAAAATCGCCATACATTACGAATGCACGTTCCATAAGGCCCACCTGATTCGCAGAAAGGCCAACGCCATTGTGTTCTTTCATAACTTCAATCAAATCGTTCTTAATCTGTTCACGATCAGCACATTCACCAACATTAATCAAAGGGACTTTTAAAAGTGGGTGATTATTTCTAAGTAATTCATATTTTGTCATTATATTCTTCCATAAAATGTAGTTTCTGTTTCTTTATCTTCAAAAAGATACCAAGCACAATTGTCTTTGCCCGTCATGTTACCAAACCAACTAATTCGGCCAACACTGACGATCTTGGAACATTTTTTTATATAAGGTGTTGATTGTTTGGTGTGGGCCCAGTCTGTATCGAACAACAACCATGTTGGCCTAAGTGAAGAGAAGTGGTCGATCATCGAATGAAGCAAAGTTCTATCCCAAGGTGGATTCGTGATTATAAATTCAGATTCCAGAACTTGAAAATCCCCAATCTCACTAAAATCATTTTTTGCAATTCCCTCAAGTTGTGGTTCAATATCACTTGCCCACATGCATGTACCACCAAAATATTCAAGATGTCGGCACAACTGTCCATCACCAGCACATGGTTCAGAAAATGCAAATTTTCTGGGTAAATGTTCGATAAGGGGCTCTACCGCTACAAAGGGCGTAGGGTAAAAATCTCTAGGTTTTCTTTCAAAATCACTTCGTTTTCCCATCATCCATCCAATCATTTATATTTTTTTCATATTCATCTAATTCTTTTTCATCCAATTCATCATCTTTACATATCTTTTCTTTATTAATAACACGGAAAACTCTACAGTCGCTTTCTGCGATTGTAGAGACAACATTATCCACCACACTCTTGCCTGTTTTGACCTGTACAATCCCATCTATTACTACTGAAGCTAAACTCAAAGGGTCTATTATTGCACAAGAAGTTAATAACAACAGTGAAAGTGAAATAAAGTAAATTTTTATCGTTGTTAGCAACAAGTGATTTTATTTTCCTACTATTCAACAACATGGCTAAAATTTTTAATCTTTTGAAACCGTATTGTGCTCTTAAATTTATCTACGAGCATGTCTTGTTTATGACTAATTACGAATACATTTTCATCACCAAGCGTGTTTAAAATTTTCAGAAACTCATCTGTGCCTGTGCTATCAAGGGAACTATCAAAAATCTCATCCAACATCAATAAATTGGTGTTGGTGCTATTTTTCATTTTTGCAACAGCTCTCCATGTGAATAGGAGAGCCAAATCAATTCTCATTTTCTCACCCTCACTAAAAGATTCATATGTAAATTCATCCCGAAAACGTGATTTAATTGTTTCACTAAATTTTTCATCAAGGGTGAAGTTCACATAAAACTCCATAGAGGTGAGATAAGTATTTATCAGTTTGTTCATGATGGGTAGGTATTGTTTGATAATTTTAGTCTTAATACCTGTGTCCTGTAACATATTTCTTACAGCCTCAGCATATGTCTGGTCTTCACGTAACTTCTGCTGCTGTTTCTCAAACGACTTCAAAGATTTCTTGAGTTCTTTTAACTTATTCGTATCCTCTTTGCTGATTTCACCAGACTGTAACTGGTCAATTTCTGTTTGTAGGGTTGCGTTAAACTTTTCCATTTCCTTGATAGAGTAATTAATTTTTCCTATCTCAGCATCATTCTCTCGTATATGTCTAATGTAGTCCTGTATTGCCTCATAAATGGTTTCCTGCTTCTCCAGCTCTCCCAATAAATCTTTAATACCACTATCAAATTTTTCATATTCAGATTTCTTGGAGACAATCATATTTTCTTTAAATGTCTCATCAATATGTTGTTCGCACGTTGGGCAGTCATCATTATTTTCAAAAAACCCAATATACTTGTTTGTTGCAGAACGTCTTACCTTCAGCTGCTCATGGAGGCCTTTTAATTTTTGCACCTTCTCTGATTGTTCATTTTCCTGTTTTGAGTTGAAGGCCAAGTCATCATTACTTTGTTTAAGTTCACCTATCTTCTCTTGTCTATTAGATATTTCTTCCTCATTACCAGTAACAAGCTTAGTTTTTTCTTTAATCAACTTGTTCTTATTCTTCTTAACATCATCTATATACTTGTTCTGTAGAGTAATCTTTTCAGTAGTTAACTCTACACTATATTTTGCTTCCCTTTGGTCTTCTGTAATAGTTTTAAGTTTTTGTTTCAACAACATATTCATCAGAGAGAAAATCTGAATGTCCAGAATGTCTTCTACTACTTCCCTGCGTTGTTTAGCCTTCAACTGCATAAACGGAATGAACGTGGATGAACCCAGAATAACAACCTGTGTAAAACTACGATAATTCAACTTTAAGATTTGCTGTTCAAGATACTTCTGATAATCCCTTACATTGGCATCCTGATTATACATCTTGCCGTTAATGTATATCTCAAATATGTTGGGTTTAATTCCACGTATAACCTTAATGTTTTTGGAACCTATCTTAAACTCAATCTCAACCTCACATCCGGCCATATTAACAGAATTAAGCAGTTGAGGTTTATTGATATTACGGAACGGTTTACCGAACAAACCAAAACACAAAGCATCAAGAATGGTGGATTTACCAGAACCATTCTCGCCTATAATGAGTGTTGTTGGGTTTCTATCTAATTGTATTTCTGTAAATTGGTTGCCTGTGCTTAAAAGGTTTTTCCATCTTACATACTTAAAAACGATCAAAAAAAGCTCTCCAAACTACCTTTACCATATTTTCTCTCTACCTTACTAACATTATTAACATTGTGTTCTACACTATCGCCCCTATGCTCATAAGGTATAGTATTCGTTAATTCATATTCTGTTTCGCCGGGCCGCTTAATCTTCCACTGTAAATCTCCATCCTTTGGATAATTGATATTCCACTCACAAGTAGACTGTTTAAGATACTTTCTGTCCTTTTTACTCATAGGATAGATATAACGAAACTGTTTCCCCCACACTCTACTAAATCCAAGTTCGCCCATTTTTGCATCATTGGGTCGGGGACCGTACTTTGTATCCATGCGGTTCATTTCTTTCTTCATCTTTCGTTGAATGGTGCGAAAGTGAACCTTCTCACCAGACTCAGAAACATATACATCGCTCCATATAAATCCACCATAAAGAAAGTTGGCGGCCTGATATACATAGCCGGGTTTACCAACTATCCCATCGGCCCAAGTGTATAGGTATTTTCGTTCTGATGTATTTTCTTTCATCCACTTCACGGTTGCAGAAATCATTTGGGATTCAGAGTTGCGTGGCATTTCATCATCCATACACATTTTACCGATTTCATAATAATCACCTGTAGACAGATCAGGGAACATCTTTTTAATTGTTCCCATAGGATTTGTGCCCCAACCTAGTGTAAGGACACCAACCAGTTCATCGTCTTGATATGCACCCAACCATCGTTTAGTTAGTTTGGGCATTACAGGCGAGTAATGTCTGTCTTGAACGAAAAGTGTAGCCACTCTCCAATCAACCAGTTTCATTTCTATCACAGCTCCAAATCCTGTGCCTCATTATATAATGTCTTCATAGTATTTTTCAGTCTCTTTTTGTCCAACACTATATCCAACTCATCAACATATTTGTCAAGCAGTGTCATCGTGTCTTCGGTGTTCTCTACAATATCATCTGATACATTACTTGCATCTAACTCCGAAAAATCCTCTATGATTTTAACCTCATAGGTGTCTACCTTCAGAAGTCGGTCAACAAACAAGTCAAACTGATATAAGTCTTTTTTATTGACTACAATCAACTTAACATATTTTTCCTCATACTTTT